TGGTAATTCACTAACTGTCATATTAAATAGCATATGTGGCAGTTTGAATATGAGAAGCTACTTTTATGAGAGACATTGGCCGCCAAGTTTCGAAGCGCGCACTCCATTTAGAGATGTGGTGTCCTTAATCACATATGGAGACGACAATATTGGTTCAGTACATCCACAGGTTGACGATTTTACCATAAAGGGTGCTTCACAATTCCTTAAGAAGTATGGTCAAGTGTATACGATGCCCGATAAGGAGTCGGAACTAGCTGATTTCTTACCGGAGGAGGATTTCGAATTTCTGAAAAGGAAATCCGTATACATACCGGAATTAGACATGCATGTAGGAGCCTTAATAGATGCTTCTATCTTCAAGTCTTTGCATTGTTACATGCGTGACAAGAATACTCCTTTGACGGAAGAAGCAGCGTGCGCCGCCAACATGGATAGTGCCCTTAACGAGTGGTTCTTGCATGGCAGAGAGACGTATAATATGCGCCGTAAGCAGCTGTCCGAAATTGCTGCTAAGCATAATTTGTCTTATTTGTTATTAGGATTGAATCGCACGTTTGAGGAGCGCGTTGTGGATTGGAAGGCCAAATACACCGATGAGGTCATCGATGTGTTACCGGAGGATGTCAGAGACGAGATTTTAGACATACAATCAAGTGGAGGGCTTGATGAGGCCAGGTGTGACCTCTATAAAACACACCAAGCAGTATGTGATCTGCTGTTGGACAGAACAAAATCACCCCTTGCCTCTGGATACCATACGACACTAGTCAGCATAGTTGAACGCTGGCTGTTTAAAGGCTTTGGCATAGGGGATGCGAGCGTATTTACGCTGGATTCGTCATCCGAAAGAGTTCAACCTCCAGCGTGCTTTGAGTCATGCACGATGTCGGAGATATTACGACTTACTGAATTCTTTAATAGAATGTACGCGTGGTTACATCAACAATTACCACGCACAAAACCGACGGAGAGTGGCGGTTTAACCACTCTCAGCACTAGCGCTTATCCAGATGATATGCAGCCTAGTGTTTTCGCCAGACCACCCATTGTGTATGAGTGCCATAGTGGCGAGCCCGAGACTGAAACATTAGAACATGGGGGAGAAACTGCCGAAAACGTGCAATTCTCCGAAGGCCAGGACGTTTACCATGAGCAGATAATATCCTACGCTGACACAACACGTACATTGCAAGAACCCGCTGGCGCTGAATTGAATAATTTCTTTTCACGTCCAGTTAAGATTTACGAAACGCAAATACCACTGGGAACAGTGCTAAGTGACGTGATTGATCCATGGTCCGTGTTTTGGCAAAATCCCAGAGTCTCGAATCGCATTTCAAATTACAAGCTATTAAGGTGCAAGTTGCACGTTAAGATTAACATTAACGGCAATGGTTTTTATCATGGTCGCTACATTGTAGCGTACCGACCGTACGCCAATAGCGATGATTTTAAGAATGTTAGTGGATTTGGATCCTTAATGCAGTTTTCACAGATGCCATATGTATTTGTGAATCCGACAACGGCAACTGGAGGCGAACTTACTCTACCATTTTTCTGGCATGAAAATCAGATTGATTTGAAAAATCAAATTGACTTGGGTAAGTTATATTTGAGCACCCTAAATCCATTGCGTTGTGTATCTGATTCAACAACAGCCTTGGACCTTGTTATGTTTGCATGGGCCACTGATGTGGAGATGGCGGTGTTGACCACGGACGAGCCCTTTGGCTTGACTGCCCAATCTGGTTTGGAAATCCAGGCAGGTTCGGAAGTTGACAAAGCCAATCAGCAAGGGGTTATATCTAGGGCTTCTGCGCATGTATCACGATGGGCTGGATTTTTGGCTAAGGTGCCGAGTCTAGCCCCATTCATGATGGCTACTGAGGCGGCTGCTAGTGCTATTGGCGATATAGCGGGCATTTTCGGCTATTCAAGGCCTGTGGTGACGCGAGTACCTGAATTATACAGGGAAAGACCACACGCATCGTTAGCCGTAACGGATATGCCAGATACCGCGGAGAAGCTGACATTACATTCCAAACAAGAGCTTTCTGTGGACCCTCGTATTGCTGGGGTGTCGGAAGAGGACCCTTTGTCTATTTTAAGCATTGCTAGGAGAGAGTCTTATTTGACCACGTTCACATGGGCACGTAGTGATCCTGCAGATACTGGTTTATTCTCAATTCGAGTAGATCCCATGTTATTTGTAGCAAACGACAATCTCCGTGTGTATACACCGGTGGCGTTAGCGGCATTACCCTTTACGTATTGGACTGGCTCCCTGAAATTCAGATTTCAGGTTGTATGTTCTCAATACCACAAAGGGAAAATACGATTGGTTTATGAGCCAGGTTCTTCGATAAATGCCACTGAGTACAACACCAATTATATGAAGATATTAGATTTGGC